TCCGTCAACATCTAAGTATACACCATCTGGTATCATTTTAGATGTTACTTGCTGTAATTTTAAGTGAGTTAGCTGTATTTGATCAGCGAATGGAATCATTCTTTTCACTAGAGAGTCTATCTGTCCTCTGTACATTTTTGGCGCACTGACAATGTAAGGAGCGTACACCTTTTGTACCGCTGACTTCGGTCTCACCATGTTTTTCATTAATTCCCATTTCAGAATGTAGTGTGTGTTTAACACAAGTACACCTTCGTACCATACGTCAATTTTTTTAGAAAGTTTCTCAAATCTTGCTTGATCTGTTTTTGGTGCATCAAATTGATCGTCTTTCTTTAACACCTTATCTCCTCCGTAGGCGTTTTTCTTTTTCTTGTATACGATACTCTTGTCAGTCTTATAACAGAAATATAATAATGTTACTGTACTCTTGTCAAAGTTATCAGTGTTAAATGTGTGTCTTATACCAGGATACACATCGGCCTTTGACGAAAGCTTTGCAATTTCCTCTAATTGCTCCTTACTTAATGAAGGATCTATTTTTTTTAGCTCACTAATGTTTACGTTTTTTACCTCACCAAAATAATAACAGTCTTGAAACCTTGGATCCTCCGTAGGACTCCATATTAGATTTTGTGGATCAACGTACTCTATTTTAATTCCGTCATGTAGATTAAAAGAATGTTTAACAGCAGATATCCCTAAAACGGTTTGGTCTGTGTCAACTCTATTTTTAATCTGATCATAGTTATTTATTTTGAATACAGTTTCAATAGATTTTTCTTGAGCTATTTCTATATCATCCTTGTATTCAGTTACCATATGTAACTCTAATTCATCATCGCTTTCTGGTAAGTTTTCTGGATCTTGTGTAAACATCTTTGCTCCAAGAACAGACTCCATTTCCATAAAGTCATCTTTGTTACTCATTTCTGTAGCAACTCTATTCTTGTATACTGCCTTTTTGTTTGATGAAACAGGATCTACGGCTTCTGCTCTAACATCATATAATCTGTCAGACATACCATTAACTACTATGTCAACAAACTTAGGTATGATTGGCACAGGCGTCCAATCTAGGTTTAGATAAGATATATCACCATTAACCCCTAATTCGTCTTTGTATTTTTTTACGGACTGCTCGCCCATGGCATATTGCCTTAGCCTATGATAACCATCTCTGTTGTTCACAAACCTAGATGTACCAGAGCTTTTTCTAAACCACTCTTCCTCTATAGCACGTCCCACACGTAGCCCAAATTCCTTGGATTGCTTGCTTGCATCAGATACAAGAGGATCGGGGATACCGACAGCCATGCGGTGTTTAGTTCCGTTCATACTCTATATAATTGTACTTTGTCGACCTTTATTATCGTACTTTGCAAAGGTAAGGTTTATTTCGTTATTGTTTTTCACAGGTTTGACAACATACTTGTTATTAGCCATTATTGCTAGGCCCGAACTAACAGTCGCATCAAACTTTGTTCTTTTATTAATATCGTAATTAGCCCAGTCCAATAATGTTCTGTTAAAATACATTTTACCCTCTCTGTCTCCTGGATATCCAACGTGGTCATTTATATAAGATTCTATAGCTTCTGCGTGTATGGATATAACTGAAACAGATGACGGTATGCCACCTAATTCTTTTTCGGACTTAGATAAATCCATCTTGCTTTTATCGGGTCTTGATATTGAAAATGCACGATATCCTCTGTTTTTCAAATAATATAATAACCGTGGCTTATTGTTTTCCACTAGTATTGGCATTCCGTAAAAATGTAAAGACATAAGCACATTTTCATAAAACACTTCGGCTGTTTGTGGACGAGAAATGTACTCTAAGAAAAATATATCTGAAGGAGCCTCTAGATTCATTTTTGTCAAACCGTGTAATGCACCCTTAGATCCACCACCTCCCACTACTCCAGATATATCATAAGAGTCACAACCAAAGCTCCCTAGGTGTTCGTTTCCTGGAAAGTATTTACCATTTTTCTTTTGAACATTGTTTCTTAACTCAAGACTAGGCAACCACGTGACGTGAAAAGCCCCATTAGGGTCTGGTGTCCATATAACTTCTGTATCTCTTACGCCATTACGCCAAGAAAAGTTCCCTCTCTGTATAACACGTTGAGCTTCTAGAGTATCATTATAATCTATTTGTTCGTATATCCTAGTCAAATTAAATAAACTATTCTGTGCTTCGTCTCTAAATGCGTGATTTTCTGTCCTTGGAAATTGTCTGTAAAATTCGTTTAACGCATCAGGATCGTTCTTAAGAGACTCTACTTCGTTTTGCCAGTAATCGAGAACACCCTGATATATATATTGATCCTGATTGTCTAATACAGGATTTTCTGGCGTGTAAAAAACTGGATATCCAAACCTGTCTAAAAACCCCTCCATGTTCCATTCCATCGGTATGAAGAGAGAATACATTCCGCTTTTAGTTTGACCATTTGCGTTACGCTCTAAGACATTAGAGTCGTCATATAGTTTTTTAAAATTCTCACCACCCTTGTCTCTAGCGTTACATGTAGAGCCCATCATACATTTACCTATGATTTTTCTACCTAACCTTAAAGTAGTTTTAGTTACTCTCCAGTTGTTAAGTATGTTATCTGGCCTTTCCCACTTACCACTTTCATCATGCACCAACAGTTTAAGTTTTTCTCCATCATAACTATTGTCGCCTGTGTTTTTCCAGTCTATTGTGGTATCGAGACCAGTAAGGTCATCCCTGTCGTCCCGCTCGATACTTTTTCGTGTAAGCTTAGAGGCAGGCACCCTGTAGGCAAGTTCTGTTTTTGGTCTATCCATACCGTCTTGGATAGGCTTAAAAAAGAAGGGGTAATTTTTGGATATTGGCACAACCTTGTCTGTGAACATTTTCTTTGCATCAGCACCAGTCTTTGACAAGATACCAAACCTGGCGTCTGAGGTGATTGTGGCTTGATTGACTGATTCTGCGCTTGACATGAATGAGAAACCAGACCGTCTGTTCTTAAGATAGCACATTCCGTATGACCTTTCATCCGCCTTACATGCTTCCCAGAAGATAAAAAAGATTCTGTTTGATTCCCTATACTCTGGATGTCCGACATCGATTTTGGTCCACTGCAAGTACATGTAATGAGTGCCAGTGATATAAGTAGGATTACCGTTGTTTTTAAACCAGTAACCATTTTCTCTTCTTTCGAACTCATTCTCAATGTAATCAACCCATGACTCCTTGAATGCAGATGTGTACTCATTCCACTGGAATATGGTCGAAATTTTTTTAAGTTCTGTTGGTATTGGTTTTGCTTCCCAGAATTGCTCGTTAACCTTTTCACTTCTTTGATAGACGTTTTGAGGCTGCAAAGGTAATGCTATTTTTAGGTTTTGTATTTCTACTACTTCACCTATTTGACCAGTTTTTCCAATGACAACGACATCATGTTCAGGGTTGTATCCATACTTCCACGCTTTGTCTTTGTTTAGTTTGTCTATCACCTTTTTATCAATGTGATTGACAACCATCATAAGGTCAAGTTTTTCTTCCTCTTGACTCTGCGAAGCTTTGGAATCCTGTATCTTTTCCTTTACTTTCTTTAGACTCTGTCTCGCCATTGAGTTTATCTCTTTCGTTCTCTATCCTCTGCAATATCTCAAAAGCATCAAATATTGCTAATTTCTTTGTTGCTGCTGCATTCTTTAATCTATCAGCTGCAAGGTCATCATCTGGATGTCCAGTTATAATACTCTCTTCAGCAACCTTAATAAGCTCTTCTACTGCCTTTTCACCAGCAGAAATGACTCTAGATATAGTCTCTTTAGTATCGCTCATTAGTATAAACGTATGTATATTCTAAATCTTCCCAAGTTGAGGTAGACACCCAATAATTATCCATATAAATTACTTATTCATTATGTAGTAAAACAATTTTACTAAATAGTATTCTATAAATCTAAACAATAAATATCCTACAATAAATTCTTGCATATTAAAAAAGTATACAAATATCTTTGTTTTTCATTCTGTACAGTTTCTGATCGTCTATAGTAAACTTATACTCACTGTTCTTTGTGAATGCTACCTTGTCTCCAGGTTTTAAATAATCGTGGTTTATATACTTTATTATACCCACGTGTTCTTCTTCCTGTACGTCAACCCTGTGCAGCAATTCATCTTGCTGATAATCAATAGGCTTTACAAAACAGTAATCGTTATGTGTATTCCACTGATTATTTCTATAGTACATGTATATTTTATCGTCATATACAAGATACAAATTATCTCTAATATATTCGTTGCTTTTGCGCTTGTTGCCCTTCATGTCATAATAGGTTCGAAAAACATTATGATGCACAACAACTAAATCGCCTTTCTGTAGTGTAGAGTTATCTCTTGTACTAACAACCACACCAATCCTGTTTACATAATCAACATCTTCTATAGAAGTGTTATTTATTAAAGTTACTCCAGATATTGTTGTTTCGTTGTTATACTCTTGTCCTAAAGGTTTTATTAAAGTGCCATATCTTGGCTTCATATATCTATATTGTATTCTATTGTAATTGGAATATTTTTAAAGTCTTTCCATTTAACGACCTCTTCGCCTTTTTTTATCCACACACTATATATATCCTTTTCGTCTTTACTTATTTGATATATACTGTAGCTTCCATCCATTACGGTGTTACCTACAAGATAATGCATAGCATCCTTATAATTACCTCCTATGGAGATTTTTCTAATGTAACTCATTTATGATATATTTTAATAACCAGGAACGACTAAATCCTTATAAACACAAGCAGCGGCATAATTAGAAAAATATGGACTTGTATTCGTGTTAGCTCCCTGAGACGGCAATGCATAAGAGTTATTAGGATGTGATATTTTTACTTGCACTCTAATAGAGTTGTCAAATCTTAATGGAACAAACCCTTTTGCTGGAGTAAACTCATCAGGCATAGGTAGAGCGATTGATTCCTCAGGATGAGTGTAAACACCCATACTATTCTTAGTGTAGTAATAACTTCTGTGATGTGCCCCTGTACCAATAGAGCTGTGACTCATACCGAACATACCTCCTGAAAATGGATTAGATGTTGTACTAGTACTACCAAGACAACCCCAAAATAATCTTTCGTGTGATGAAGTTGTAGAACCATTTCTGTAGTGTAGATTTCCTACGAATTCATATTCTTGACTGTCAACAATGATTTTAATATGACTTTTACCACCTACCTCAGCACCATGATTTCCAAGTCCAACAACCCATCCTAAATAGCCTCCAAAGCCACTATGATTACATACATCAACCCAAGTGTCTTGCTGAGTATTGTAGTCAACAATAACATATCCACCAGCAATATCACTATTTGTTGCTGCCTCAAAATTATCTATTTGCGTGTGATTCCCTGCATTTTCATCTTTCATGTTAGGATTACGCCAGGTATAGTCATTGTAAACAGTACTCCACTGGTCGTCATACATATTAAACATTCTAGGCATACTTGTATACCAGAAAACCTCCTCATGCGTTCCATCATTATAATTAGACCATGTTTTAACATATCCCACATGATAAACTCCTACAGGAAGCAAACGAGGGTCTGTAGTGTATTGTGATTGTCCTGACGCCACTGCGTCTCCAAAAAATTGTGATAAAGTTGCCATAGTTTATTTTTTTTTAATATCCTGGTATTGTGTAATCAAATGTCCATGCAGCAGCAGCGTAATTAGAATATTCGTTTGTTGACTGTGTTGTTACACCTAAACCATCGTTTTTAACAAAACACTGAATTGAATTCTCAAATCTTAGTCCTGAATGACCTGCATAAACTCCTCCCAACGTCCAAGGATTTTTTAATTGGTATTGAGCCATGGTTTGGTATAAAACACCATTGTGACCATATCCAATAGATCCATTATGATTATCTCTATCTGTTCCTATATCATCATAAGCAGCAACAGTGTTAATACCTGGTGCCCAGCTACCAGACCCTGTTCCTGGTTGGATTGCACCCCACCCAAGTCTTCCTCTATGCAGAGTGGTATTTCCATCATAATATAGATGTTGGGCAGTAAACTCATATTCTTGTGCGTCAACAATAATTTTTATACCTGTAGTTGGTTTTACAGTAGATGATACTACTAGGTTTTTCTGAGCTGGACCTAACACCCATGCTAGATAACCTGATTCACCTGTTACATTGCAAATCTCGACCCAGTTTCCAATATCTGTGTCTTCTATTTTAACAACATTACCTCTTCTTCTGGTATCAAAAAAAGCAGGATCCGCAATATCTCCATATCTCTTATTTACTGTCCCAACATTCCAGCTCCTATTAGGAAGTTCTATATTACCACCAAATTCAACAGAGTCTACTTCATTGTAAGTATTCATGTAAGCATTCATCGCATCCCAGAAGTAGATTTCATAAGCGTTTCTCATGGTCTGAACCCTGGTTTTAATACCGAAGTACCTTGCATATACAGCTGGAAATTGTCTAGGATCTGTAAGATATTCTGATTGCCCTGATGCTACAGCATCCCCAAAAAATTGTGTAAGTGTTGCCATAACTTATTAGTTTTGTCCGATTATTACCCATCCTTTATCATCTCCTGAAAAAACTAATTCAAAAGAACTATATCTATTGTTTAATGTCAAGTTACTTGATAAACCTAATATTTTTTTGCCATTTCTATTAACTACACAGGTTTCTACTTGCGACAAGTTGGATATTTTAATGCTGTCACCAACTGCTGGTGCTGCTGGTAAAGTTAAAATCAAATCAGCTGTAAAAACATACAGTGTTCCAGCTACTGCTGTAGCGTTGTCAGATATAACGCTTACAGCATGTTTTGCATCATTAGTAGTTAATACAACATTACCAGTTCTACCATTAACTTGAGTAACGTCATTAGCGTCATCTGTTTGTAGGTTTACAATATCAGAGTATACTTCTGTAAAGTTATCATTAACCTTATCAAATGCTTCTCTTACATTGTCTCCAGTTGTTAAATCACCAGCTGTACCTAAATCTATGTTTTGTCTAGCCATTTTCTTTTATTTTTAATTGCATGTTGTGTTATCGTATATAATATTGTTTTCACCACCCATATATCCGTGATATAAGCACTCATATGATAAGAATCCAAAGTCACCTGTTACAGTAACTGTTACATCACCATAGTAGTATGTGTATTGATATCCGTCCTGAGCTTGCTTACTGCCACCTGCATATTGACCTGAATATGTAATGTTGTTAGTTTTCCCGTAATTCAAGAATGCTATAGGGTGTGATGCGGAAATGTTTTTAAATACATATGTTCCTGTTGTCATTCCGTATAAGCCATAGTTACCATTAAAGATATATTGACCGCCACCATAAGTTGCTGTATTCCCTGAAGCTGCTGTAGATAAACAGTATTGTGCTGTTGTTGCTACAGTTGTACTAGATGTTGTGGTAGGTTCTAGTGTAGTTGGTATTATGGTTGTTGTAGTCTCTATAAGACTATTTGGTATTTCTGTTGTTGTAGGCGTAATTAGTGTTGTTGTAGATGTCGTAGGTATTACACTAATAACTGGACAAGTATCATCAAATACAAGTCTATCTTGACCACCCATATATCCATGATTAGAGCAGTCATAACTAATTACACCAAAATTACCTGACACCTGTACAGTTATATCACCATAATAATAATTATACATATGACCGTCTGGAGCCGTATGCGATATACTTTTCATTGGTTCACCGCTATAGCTTATATTAGACCAGTTACCATAGTTTAATATAGCTATTGGATGAGACTGTGGAACGTTTCGTAAAACATACGTTCCATTTGTCAACCCAATTTTCTCATTAGAAACGTATGGTCTATTGTCAAACAAGTAATACCCGTTACTAGCAGTGATTGTTTGCTCTTCTGTTATGCAGAAAGTGTAGTCAGTAGCACTAGAAGTTGTTGTGCTTGTTGTCAAAGGCAAAGTGGTTGTGCTAGTATGACTTATGGGACTATACTTAAATATATCTTGACCACCAGCATAAGAATTTTCATTATATCTGTAAAAACCTACCTGTCCAAAATCACCGTCAACTATAACAATAATTTCTCCGTGGTAAAAGTAATGTGGTGTACCATCTACTGATTTAACTGATCTTTTGTAAAAATCACCAGAATAACTTATTTGAGATTCTTGACTACCAAAAAGCCCTGTTGTTGTAGCTCCAACAATAGCGATTGGATCATCATCTGGAGCTGTAAATATGTAAGTTCCTTCTTCTAATCCATATCTTGTGTTTGCATTATATGCAATACCATTAAAAACAACGTTACCGCTACCAGCAAATGTTATTGCAACTTCTTCAGGCAGGTTAGTTATAGTATGTGGAAAAGCTGTAGTAGTAGGTATTACTACTTCTTGATATGGTAATATTTTTGAATTTCTTGGTGTAGAAGTTGTTGTGCTCGTAGTTGCCTGTACAACTCTAACTATATCCGTGTCTTCTAAAGCTTCATTGCCAACGCAATCAAAGTTTCTAATAGATGACGCATATATTGTTGTATCACTAACTTTTGATGTCGTATCTGACGCAGTAGTGCCTTCAGCCGTTAGGTAGTCTTGGTGTACAAGTATTTTCTCCATACCTATATACCCTTGAGCTGTTGGTTTTTTGTAATAATATAAGCTTATAGTTTCGAAATTATCTCTAACCTTTATTGTTACATCACCATAGTAAAAATCATATACAGAATCTGCATCTGTTCCATTGGTTTTTATAAAATGTTTTTTTCTTAAATCTCCTGTGTATGTGATTTTTTGTTCTTTGCCTTTATTTAAAACAGCAATAGGATAGTCCGCAGGTACATTGAGTATTTTATAGTCTCCATTCGTAACAACGTAATTTGTATTCTCGTAATAATCTTTATCATTAAAGACCATCTTATCACCGTTGTATTTTACAACTGTTGCTTCAGTAGTATCAATTAAACACTCCAGCTCTGAAATACCTTCTGGTAAATCTGAAGGAGCTGCCGTGGTTGTTGATGTTGTAGTTGTGTTTTCTACATCAGCATTTACGGTAGCGTCATAAGAAGTTAAAACAAAATCTGTTCCTGGAACCCAACCCACAAATCCTCTTTCGTCTACATCTGTAATTCTAAATTCATATGTAACGTCAAATAATTGTATATCCCAGACCACACCATTTAAACTTGTTGCATATCCGTTTGGATAAGATGCTATGTAAACACCGTTTTTGTATACAACATCTATAACAGTAGTGCCTTTAGTGTGATACCAATAACTTAATGATCTTCCTACGCTATTCGAATTGGAATTGTCTCCAGACTCAAAATCGTCTGCCGTAAAAGTAAACTTAGATATACCAATATAATTGCTACCACTACGAGAATAATAGTAAGCTAAATAAAAATTATCATTAGCGAATGTTAATGATCTTTGACCCCTATAATTTGATTCTGTATTATCAAATAAGTAAAACCAAGAACTATTACCAGTAGCTCTTGATCTGGTGTTATAAATACCGTTCTTATTCATATATGAACCTGCATAGCCTGCGTCCGTCCACATCATGTATGGGTAATCCCCATCTACTCCAGAAAACTCAGGAGATACACCATAATGGCCCATCCATCCTGGTTGACTAGCTAACTCAGTTATACTATAATATTCTTGATTTTCAGATAAGCTAATAAAACCTATTTTCCAGGCATTTGCTGAATTTCTATAGTTACACCATATTTTTCCTCCGAAATACGTCATTGTAGTACCATAACTGTTTCCGAAAGCACCTGATACATCATTCCATGTAACAAAATCTTTTGTGTAAACTGGTGGTTCATTATCTACTTTTGTATGGAAAAACCATGCTCTATTAATAGGATCAAATCCAATACTATCACATCTTGCTTCCGATCTAAAAGGGTGTCCATCTGGATGTAAAACTTTTGTCCAATTATACATGTCATCACTGACCATTATATAATTGTTGCCATCGTCTACTACAATATATTTTCCACCAACATATTTTACTCTGTGACTTATGTTGTCTGGCTGTGCTGGTAAAACTTGATATTGATTAAATCTAAGTGAAGATCTTAATGTAGTAAAAATCTCATTTCGTGAAAATATTTTTTGTGCTGATATAGCGTCTTTTCCAAAAGCAGTTAAACCATTTGGTGCATTTAAAAGTGCAGCGACAGCATCATCATTAGCTAAAATTAAATCTACCGCATGAGAGTTAGATGCAATCTCATATGCTGTTCTTGGGTTGTTTATTATTTTACCGAAACCAATATGACCAGATACTGTATTTAAAAAGTTATTAAAAGCTGCATTGTCATTATCTTCATTTGTAATAAATAAAAATGCATTTGCCTCAAGCTGCGAGTTCTCTTCTCGAGTAGCATTATCAGATATCATATCGTATGCTTCGGTATTGATACCTATAAGCTCATCGTACCTGTCGTGAGCCTTCATCTTATCTAAAAG